ATGATCCATTTATTGCATTATATTTTGCATTAAAGGATTGGGATAAATCAACAGGACCTCTTGCGATTTGGTGCCTGAATAAAGATAGATACATTGACTTAAAAAGAAACCATGAAAATCTTTCAATGCGGTTTGTTACACCACCTTATTTTGATAACCCGAACCTAAATGCACAAAAAGGAATATTCACTTACTCTCCAACAGGTTATGATAATCAACACCGAATATCTATTGATCCGAGGCCCTTGCAGCAGATAATTAAATCAGAATTGCCGGACGGGGCAAATTTAGATTACCTATTAAAAGTAGTAATCCTTCCGCGCAAGCTTGCCCGCAAAGCCTATATTGAAATTATAAATCATGGTTATGGAGCAGCAAAAATATTCCCCGGATATAAAGGCGTTTCAGAGCAGATTTTAGAAAGCCTAAAGCTTTCAGATCGAAATATTACTAATTAAGATGCTTTCAATCTCCTTAATATCATGGTCACATAACCCTAATAACGGTCTTTCCTCATACTGAACATCTTTTTCTTTGCTGTTCTTAGAAGGTTTATCACGCAGGCCGTAGTGATGCACCCGCGCCATGCGTTGAACGCTGCCCGCAAACTCCACCGTGGCGTCGTTGCTGGTGCCTTTCGCTTTCATGTATTTATTGGTGCGCAATTTGGCAAACATCTCGCGCTTCACTCGCCCCTTTTTGGCCCTGATGGGTTGTTTCTTTCTGGCAGCAAAGGGCGTGCCGTCCGGTGCGTGCTGCGCCCTGATGTTTTGTTGCTGGCTGGCGCGCAGCTTCTTCGCAATCTCGGCGGCCATCTCCTTACGGGAAGCGGGTGAGAGATTGGCAATCAGCGCAGACAGGCGTTCTTCAAAGGCGGTTAATTCACTCATGCCATTCACTTACCAGCTTGCCGTTGGCGAACAGTTTTGTCGGTAGTGTGTCGTTTTCAGGCTCCGGCGGTTCGGGTACGTGGTCAACGTGTAGCGCGCCGTTGATGTCTTTAACAATCACCCGTTCCGTGAGTTGCAAATCAATGCTGATATCGATGGTTTCATCGCTGATAACGTCCACCTTGAAGGTGTAGCCGGTTTCGCGCTTTTCTTTGGTCGCCATAATGTCCGGCTGGTTTATCCGTAGCCAGGCAAGGATAGGCACAATCAGTAAATCCACGTCTCCAGCGTAGTCGGTGATCACGATATTCAGCTGGTACTGATATTCAAAAGAGAGTGAGGCAGCCAGCGTAGACACGATGCGGCCGTGCTCCACAAACATGTTAAAACTGTCGGGATTGCGTTGCAGGTAGGGAGAGGTTTTCGTCAACGCTTCGCGCAGCTGTTTGGGTTTCAACATCGTGTTTCTCCTGGCAGTGTTTTACGGCTTCAATCTGTAACCCGCACGACGCGAGTGCGCTTTCTAGCTGGCGAACATCGGCAAGCAAATCCCCGTTATTTTGCGGCTGGCTCGCTGGGAACGGACAGCTTGTTACCCTCGGACATCCAACGTAAATAATCGTTGGCGCTGGCGAAGGCGGGGCGCTCTTGCAGCCGGACAACAACGCCAGGCAAAGCAGTAGTAACCCAGTTTCTAAACGTTTCATTTTCACTGATTAACCTCTGAATTTTTACCTCACGGCCTCGCGCCGCCGCCCCGGCTTCACCGAGCGATACCCGTAACACCAGCTCGCTTTTTTCCCGTTCAGCAGATTCGCTTTGCAGGCGTGAAATGGCCGCGTCTCGGCTTTCTATACCGGTAGACAACGTGCCGATTATCTGGTTAGCGCTTTGCAAATCGCCCGCTAACAGATGGCTGTACCAGCCCGTACCGGCCAGCGCCAACAGCGCGATAATCAACAGCCCAATAGCAATACGCATTTCACACCCCGCTCAGGCAAAGTTTGCGCTCGGCCAGGCGTCGGCGCTCCAGACCCGACGACACTACACCGTTGACATAAACCCAGCGCGACAGCTGATTGCAGGCTTTCGACCACTGGCCCTTATTGATAAAAAACGCCAGGGTAGATTTACAGGCAGCGGTAATGCCGACGTTAAACGCGAACGCCACCACGGCGTCGTAGACCGGCTGGGGCATGGCGACGGCCATACAGCGCGCCATCGCCCGTTCGACCATCATCACGTCGGCAATCAGATTGCTCGCCGCCTGGCGCTCCGTGATGTGACTGCGGACGCTGACACCGGCGGTGTGGCCAATGCCGTTTGTCCAGGTCCCCGCCTGGCATTGGTAAGGGGAGAGCTGACACCCTTCAAAATCGGCAATCAGGCGCAAACCGGCTTCGGAGGTATGCAACTGCTGATAATCGGGGAGCGTGGCGGCAATCAGCAGGACCGCCGCCGCCAGACAGCGTTTAACGATTGAATTCATTGGCTACCTCTTCACTCATCCCCCGCGCGCGCAGCAGTTCAAGCGTTTTACGGCGGTAGTGCCAGTTCACGATGGCGCTGACCAGGTTGATAATCAGTGTCCCTACCGCGACCAGGCTACCGACCATAAAGGCGATATCCTGCGGTGAATGGCGGCTAAACCAGGCGAGCAGCAGCGAGACAAAATAGGCGAAGGCCGTTTGTAGTCGTTCCATGTTTAATCCCAGAGTTGGACGGTTTCGCGCACAGTGGCGTCGGTGATTTCCGGCATCTCCACCGCGTAGCCGTGGGGTAACATCACCCCCACGTCTGCCAGCCCTGGATTCGCCAAAAGAACCTGTTCAAGCACAGATTCGGTGCGGCCGTAATAGCGCCAGCACATCAAATCAACCGTATCCTCCTGCTGTGCATAGGCTTTCATCACAGCAGCCCGATAATGCAGGCCGAGCGCCCGGCGATTTTGCTGATACTGAACCGCGCATCACGCCACAACTCATCAGCAGACACGTTGATTTCTTCCGCCTTGCGGGTGCCGCTGGCGTCATACCCGCGATAACGCTCAACGATGGTCGCGCCTGTCAACGCGCACACGGCAGCCTCGTAGTGCGTCAGCTTGATGCTTTCGCCGTCTATCTTGTCGGCGGGAACCTCGGCAAGCGTGAGATAGCCCGCGTCCATTTGCTCGGTGCGGTAGTCGTACAGCTCGGCGTTCACTTCCGAAATCGCCGTTTTCACCGCCTGGCGCAGACGCTCGGCCGTCACGGTGCCCTCATAGCGCAGGGAGGCGCGCAGGCTTTTCAGGTCAACGTCCGGCCAGAAATAGGTGTTTTTAATCGGCAGCTCGTCAGCATCTGACGGCTTTGGGGCCGGTATTACTAGCGACATAATGACCTCTGAATGGGGGACGGTGGACGACGGCATTAATGCGGTAAAAACCGGTCTCAGCCGTCGTGCCGTCCTGCTCGGGGAGCATGCTTTTTAGCCGCTGGCCTTGTTGCGTAACTCACGGGCCAGCCGCTCAATATCCTTGACGACGCCGCAGCGGTCGTGCAGCTGCAGCGCCCGTTTTAAATGCTCTAACGCCTCCAAAGCCCTGCCCGCATCGCGCAGCACATACCCGATAATCTTGTGCAGCTTGGCGCGCACCTGGTCGGGCATATCTTCTGCGCTCGTCAGCTCCAATGTTGCCAGCAGCGGCGCGGGGTCTACCGCGTCCTTTGCCGTCCAGGCGCGGGTTGCCGCCTCGGCGACGTCCTCGGCCAGCAAATAGGCCGTGCTGTTGCGCTTGTAGCTGTCCGGCGGCACCAGACCAAAGCGCAGCGCATAGCGGGCGATAGCCAGCGCACCGGTAATGTCTCCGGCATCAAGACGCCAAATCATGACGGTCATTAAGATGGCATCTTGCGCGCCGCGCCCCTCGCTCAGGACACCGTTCACCCAGGGCGCATAGTCGGGCAGCAAGCGCCGTTTGATTTCGGCTTTCTTCTGCATCGACCGCACTTTTTTCAGGGTGCGTTTGTCCTCGTTGAGTTTCAGCATCATCAGCTCGTAGCCGTTGGCGTGGCGCAGCGGGCCAGATACCTGCTGCGCGGCTTCAACCGCTGATTGGCGCATTAAGTGACGGCGGGCAGGGCTTAACATGGCTTACTCTCCGGCCGGTTCTTTGGCGGGTTCTTCGGCGGCCTTAAATTCGCCGAGCTGGATATTTTCGACCAGCGCGCCGCAGCCGTAGTCCTCCACCACGTAATCCTCGTTAATGGATTCGTAGTTTTCGATGCGGTCACGCTTCGCCACTTCATCGACCATGCGGCGGTTGGTCCCCTCCTGCCAGTAAATGGACAGGTTATCCAGGCGAGTGATCAACAGAGCGTTGGCAGGGAAGTACGGCACACGGTAGGCAGGCAGATTGCCGATGCGTTTCTGGCTGACAATCATGTCAGCGGCCAGCGCTTCGGTGTTGGCCTGGCTCTGGTTGACCAATGGGAAATACTTATCGGCCAGCAACTGACGACCGCAGATCACAACCAGCTCGGGGTCTTCCTGATACCACGGCTCAATCAGGGTATTCGTGGCATCCATCACCAGCGCGTCGAGGTTGGCATAATCGCCGTTTTCACCGACGCGGATTGTTGCCGACACCACGGCATCATCTTCGCCGAGGATTTTATTCATCACGCGAGCGGGCGCATTGGTGCGGTACTTCTGCAACCAGCCCACCGCCACGTCCTGTAATAGCGGATTGGTGGTGCGGTTTGAGGTTTTGGCGCGACTGGTTCCATTGAAACCAATCATTATGCGGTCGAGTGCCTGGCGTTTAATGATCGCGTCGCGTAGTCGGGTCTGAAAATCTTCGTAACGCGCCCACAGGTCAATGGTGTTATAGCGAATGTGGAAATCGTAGTTAACCTGCTGGCACTCGTAGCCTTCACTGTCGAGCGAGGCAAAGTCTGCCGTTTCGCGCTCGTCACCGCCCGAGGTGTCCGTGGTGCTGGCAATGGAGCCGCTGACGCCCACGCCGATTTTTTCACCCTTCATTTCGGCAACCGGCACGATATTGATGCGAGTCAGAAACTCGGAGGACTCCTGCACGCGGTTCATCAGCGTTTGGGTCACGGAAGGCTCGACGCTGAATTTCTTGTTCAGGTCGCCGGTGTCTACGCCGTTCAGTTCGGCCAGGCGGGAGAGGAAAGCATTAAATTTAAATCGGGTTGCTGGACGCATGTGTATTTCCTAATCAGTTCAAAGTTTTTCAGGGTGTGCCTGGTATTCGGCGAGCCGCTATCAGCAGTCGGTCAGCACTTCATTTTTGCCGTTGCCGCCGTTGGAGAAAGGGCGTCGTGCCTGGGTGCCGCTGTCCGTGTGGGCAAGCTTGTTACTCAGCTCGACCAGCTCCGTGCGGTCAGCGGCGGCGGCCTGTTCAATCTGGGTAAGCCGCTCGGTCAGCGCCTGCTCGGTCGCGGTCAGTTTGGTTTCGACCTGCCCGACCTGTTCCTGGGCAAAGGTGGCGACCACTTCAACCGCCGCATGCACATCGGCAAAGCGCGCTTCGTCCGTGGTTTGTTTCGCCGCAAACATCCCCTTGATGCGGGAAAGCAGCGTGACGCCTGGCTCCTGCACGTCATCAAACGTCATCTCAACTTCGGTCGCGGCAGAGAACAGGTTTTCAGGGGCAGCCTTGCGACTCGCCAGCGGGTTAACGGACGCCTTGGCGCTGAATGCCAGCATTTCGGTGCCGAGGCTGGCGGGGTCATCGGTCACCGCAAGGCCGACCAGATGGGCTTTGCCGGTCTTGGCAAAGTTGGGCTGAATTTCCATTGAGGTGTAAATCTTTTGCCTTTGGCCGACCATCGCCACCAGGTCGTCTGTCGGGCTGATTTGCGCGTAGAGTGCGCGCTTGCCCTTTAGCGCCGAATCATCGTCAATGGTGTCTGCTTTGAGTGCGGTCACGTCGCCGTAGCGCTTAAACTGGCTGTCGGGCAGCAGGCCCTTATAGTGCTCAAGGTTGACGCGGCAGCCGTAGACGCGGGGGTCAAAACCTTCTGCCATCTGGTCAATATCGGCGGCGCTGATTTCGCGGCCGTCGCAGGTATCACCGGCAACGCCGATGCGGATAAATTTCGATACTTTTGGCATGGACAGGATTTCCATTCGTTGAGTGTTTCAGGACAAGGGCCAGTTTCCAGACCTTGCCCCCTCGCCACAACGAAGGCCGGTTGTGCGCCTTTTCACACAACACGCACCACGGGCGCGGGCGTGCGCGCCTCGGTAGCCTGTTGTCATGAATACAACCCCGAGCCTCATCATTAGCGACCCAAGGCGACAAGCGGCCCTGCTCTACTGGCAGGGTTTTTCCGTGCGCCAGATTGCGGAAACGCTGAACCAAAAAGCCCCGACCGTGCAGAGCTGGAAGAAGCGAGACGCATGGGACACCATTGCGCCCATTAGCCGCGTGGAAACCAGCATGGAAGCGCGGTTGATTCAACTCATCGTGAAAGACGCAAAAGACGGGAGGGACTTCAAAGAAATAGACCTGCTGGGCCGACAGATAGAACGCCTGGCGCGGGTGAACCGCTATAGCCAGTCTGGCAACGAGGCGGATCTCAATCCCAACGTGCGCAACCGCAACAAGGGCGAGCGCGCGCCGGTTGAAAAGAATCAGTTCAGCGAAGAAGCCGTGGAGAAGTTAAGCGAGATTTTCCTGGGGGAATCGTTCGGCTACCAAATGGGCTGGCACAAAGCGGGACTTGAGCACCGTATCCGCAACATCCTCAAATCGCGCCAGATTGGCGCAACCTTTTACTTTGCCCGGGAGGCGCTGATTGATGCGCTGACCACGGGCAGAAATCAGATTTTCCTCTCGGCCAGTAAGGCGCAGGCGCACGTCTTTAAAAACTACATCATCGACTTTGCGCGCCAGGTAGACGTTGACCTGAAAGGCGACCCGATTGTGTTACCCAACGGGGCGCGCCTGATTTTTCTCGGCACCAACGTGCGCACGGCGCAAAGCTACACCGGCAACCTGTATCTGGATGAATATTTCTGGATACCGAAGTTTCAGGAGCTGCGCAAAGTGGCCTCGGGCATGTCGTTGCACAAGAAATGGCGCACCACCTATTTCTCGACGCCCTCCAGCCTGGCGCACAGCGCCTATCCGTTCTGGTCGGGGGAGCTGTTCAACAAGGGCCGCCGCGATAAATCGACCCGTATCGAACTGGATTTAACCCACAGCCACCTTGCAAAAGGCGTGCTGTGTGACGATGGGCAGTGGCGGCAGATTGTGACGGTTGAGGATGCGCTAGCGGGCGGCTGTAACCTGTTCGACCTTAACCAGCTGTCGATGGAATACAGTCCGGCAGAGTACGACAACCTGCTGATGTGCGAATTCGTGGATGATGCCGCCTCGGTGTTCCCGTTCGCCGAGCTACAGACCTGCATGGTGGACAGCCTGGAGGAGTGGCTCGACTTCAATCCTTACTCATTGCGGCCCTTCGATTACCGTCCAGTCTGGATTGGCTACGACCCGTCGCACACCGGCGACAGCGCGGGCTGTGCGGTGATCGCGCCGCCGATGGTCAACGGCGGTAAGTTCCGCGTACTGGAGCGCCACCAGTGGCGCGGCATGGACTTTGCCGCACAGGCGAAATCCATTGAAGACCTCACTAAAAAATACAGCGTGGACTATATCGGCATCGACTCGACCGGCCTCGGTCAGGGCGTGTTTCAGTTGGTGCGCCAATTCTTTCCCGCAGCGCGTGAAATCAAATACTCCCCCGAAATCAAAACCGCAATGGTCTTGAAAGCCAAAGACACCATCACCAGCGGGCGTCTCGAATACGACACCGGCAGCACGGACATTACTCAAAGCTTTATGGCAATCCGCAAAACCATGACCGCCAGCGGCAACCGCTCGACCTACGAGGCCAGCCGCAGCGAAGAGGCCAGCCACGCGGACGTGGCCTGGGCAATCATGCACGCCCTGTTAAACGAACCCCTCACCGCCGCCAGCGGCAACGACAGCCCGAACATTTTGGAGTTTTACTAATGAGCAAGCGCAGGGGCCGCAAGGCATTAACGACACAAAAAACAGCCAGCCAGCCCGAACAGCAGGCGCAGGCGTTTACCTTTGGCGACCCGTCGCCGGTGATGGATAAGCGGGATATTCTGGATTACGTGGAGTGCATCGGAAACAGCCGCTGGTATGAGCCGCCGGTGAGCTTTGACGGACTGGCCCGCAGCCTGCGCGCCGCCGTGCATCACAGCTCGCCGATTTACGTAAAGCGCAACATTTTAGCCTCGACATTCATCCCGCACCCGCTGCTCAGTCAGCAGGAATTCAGCAAGTTTGCACTGGATTATCTGGTGTTCGGGAATTCCTTCGCGGAGCTGCGCCGAAATGCTTTAGGGCAACCGCTGCGCCTGGAAACGTCACCGGCCAAATACACGCGACGCGGGACCGAGCCTGGCGTGTATTGGTTTACGCAATACTGGAAGGAGGCGCACGAGTTTGAAAAAGACAGCGTGTTTCACCTGATTGAGCCGGACATTAATCAGGAGCTGTACGGCCTGCCGGAGTACCTCAGCGCGCTAAACAGCGCTTGGCTGAATGAGGCGGCGACGCTGTTCCGCCGCAAGTATTACCAGAACGGCGCGCACGCAGGATACATTCTCTACATGACCGACGCCGCCCAAAGCAGCAGTGACGTGGACAAAATGCGCCAGGCGATGCGCGACACCAAAGGGCTGGGTAATTTTCGTAACCTGTTTATGTACGCGCCCAACGGCAAAGCGGACGGCATCAAGATTCTACCGCTTAGCGAAGTGGCAACCAAAGACGATTTTTTCAATATCAAAAAGGCCAGCCGCGACGACCTGCTAAGCGCGCACCGCGTGCCGCCGCAGATGATGGGGATTATTCCCGACAACGCGGGCGGGTTCGGAGATGTGGAGAAAGCGGCTAAGGTCTTTGTTAGAAACGAGCTGACTCCTCTTCAAGAGAGGATTAGGGAATTAAACAGCTGGATTGGTAAGAATGTTATTGAGTTTAATCCCTATAAATTATAATTTTTAAAAATAAATATCTCAACTATCTGAAATGATTATTCATTATCTAGATTTGTCGGTTTTTTAAGTAGGATGAATTTTTCAAATTCATCCTTGAAAATCCTTTGGATTCGTTTGCTTTCCAACCCAACAGTATTGTTTGAAGTAATATTGAATGGGTATTCAAATACCTTGCCAGCTCCAGATTTTGAAAGTAAATTGATACTTAATTTTTCATCTTTTAGAATAATCATGAAACTATGCCCTTCAAAGACATTTTCTTCTCTGATGAAGTTTTCCATTGCGGATTTTATATATTCCGGACCAGTAATTAGAAGTCTACTTTCCCTTTTACTCTCTCTTTCTTTGTCACCCTTGAATAAAGGGATATAGTCAGACATCTCATCATCATTAGTTCGTATTGCATCTGTGGCAGGCCTTCCATCTTCATGCCCTCCCTTTTCTGGAATATCTTGCTTTATGCTCCCAAGTTCGGTTTCTTTATTTTTATCCTTGATAATATTTCTAAGGCTGAAATTCTCCTCCTGCAATCTCTCAATTTCCGCTTCGAAATTAATCGTCATCTTTAATGCATCGCTGCGTATTTTTTTTGCCTCATCTTTTGTAAGAGGAGTTTCATCATCAATAGCTTGCTGGATTTCTTTTAGCTCGGCTTGTCTGTGTCGATAAAATTTATATGTAATTTTAGCTGGGTAAGGGTATATGTAAATAATGAGTAGCGCTGTAATTAATGGGAAGATAAAACCATGTAATATAACGTTATTATGGCCGGGGTAAATAACATTATCTATAAATATTAATTTATCTTGAACCTTCATTGTGGAAATTAATGCCAATATAAATTTATAGTTCCAGCCTGTCCAAGAAATAAGAAAGCAACTAAAAAGAGGGCTACTCACCCTATCATACAACTGCGCTTTTACGGTCTTTACTAGATCGTCGAACATACTTCATCCTTTTTTGTAAGTAAATCTCTTGATGTAATAATTAACTGTATTCACTAGTGATTAATTCAAATTGATTACTGGTGAAAGTTTAATTACCTTGGAAAAAAGCAACGTAATCTCTTAAACCATCTTTGTTTAAGATTCCAGATTCTTTTATGTGCTTTACATTATCCCAATCAAAGAAAGAGATTATAATACAAATCATGCAAAGTAATTTCATATCGCTTAAGTTAATTAGTGCTTCATAGTATTCTCCTTTCTCATCTTCATTGAGTTTTTCATTAATTAATTTAACAATTAAGTAGAATCGTCTAAACAAAGAGTAAAGATGATCATTGGGATCTGACTTCTCAATTTCATCCTTTATTTTGTTTCTGCTCTCCTCACTTTCTACTAAGGCCATAACAAATTTTTCAATATAAGCAGCAGCTGCTGCTCCTTTCAAAGATTGCTTAGGACTTGAATTTATTTCAATAGAAAATGAATCGAAACCAAGACGTTGCAATTCAATTAAATTAAAAAATCTAGTTTCAAATCGTCTAAATTCTTCCAAATTCTCCTGTCTCTCAGTTTCCTTCCTCAAGCTTACGTTGGCTGCTTGCTGCTCACTAAGTGATTTTATT